ACGGTGGCAGTCAAGATGTTGCTAATCAAGCAGTAGTTGATGCTTTTGCTGATTTTGGTCAACAAGTTTCAGATGCTGTTGCTTCTGGCGGCACAGTAAATGTTGAGGACAACCCAGCATTTAACCCAGGCATAAAAGCGGCGAACGAAAATGTAGTAACTACTTTTGATACAAAAGGCGGTGATACCGTAAGCAAAACAAGAGGTAGTTTGACATCAAGCGATATTAATAATGCCTCTGTGAAAGATCAGAACAGGTTAGCAGCAGAATCTATGCTTGCGGCAGG